AACCGCCAATTGTTCCCGTAATAAAACAATTTGGTCGTTTAACGCTTTGCGTGCCTTAACCGTTAAATTGGTTTCCGTCCTCAACTGCAATTGTATGTCGGCAATCGCACGGGCGTTGGCGGCTTGACGTTGCGCCCGTTGTTGGTCGAATGAATTTTTAATTAAGGCAATCCGGGCGTCCTCGGCTTTGCGCAATATATCCGTTTCCGCTTTGGCGGCGTTCCGGTTTTCGTTTGCTCTTTGGGCGGCTTGTATTTTCCTTTCGGCGTCCAAATCCGCCCCCTCGGTTTTTAGATTAACGGCAATGTCAACCGCCCGCCCGGTATTATCTATTTGACCCTGTACGGCTTCAATTGCTTCATCAACCTTGACTTTATCAATTTTACCGTCTAAATCAACATCAATATAAACTTTCTTATCCCCACGGGCTTTGGCGTTATTCAACTGCAATAACATATCGTTTAATTGCTTCAACTTTGCCCGGTTTGCCTCCAAATCGTCTAATTCTTGACCGTAAAAACCAACGCTTTTATTGTGTGCCTTTGTGCGCTCGGCTAATATTTCGTCCTCAATCTTTCGGGTTTCGGACAATGAAGCGTTGCGGGCTTTGGCAATATTTAATTCCCGGTTTAATTGGGCGACACGTTCGTTGCTAACTCGGTTCATTTCGGTTGCCTCGGTTTCCAGATAATCCAACCAAACCTTTTGCGCCTCGTTAAGTTTTTGTTGGTTCTTTGCCGATTTGTCGGTATTAGAGGCAAACAGAACTAAAGCCCCTACAACCGTAACCAATGCCAATGCCAAAAGAACATACGGGTTTGCGGCGGCAATCAGATTGAAAGCCTTTTGCGCAATGGTAGCCGCCAACGTTGCCTTTGTTCCTTGCATGGTAACAAGGCGGTTATAAACTTGCGCTTTGCTCAATGCAGCCATTTGTAGCCGGGAAATACCCAACATGATTGCAGATTGTTTTTGTACTGCGTTTTGTATGGCTTGAACCCCGGTTGTAATGGCTATTGCTGCCTGTAATTTCTTTTGCGCTTCCTGCACTTCCTCGCTTTCAGACCCGAACAACTCCATTGCCCCGGTAAATGCAGCAAACCCACCGGACGCACCCGCCGCAAAACTCAACACGGCATCCAAATTGGACGTATCGGACGCCATCCGGGTAATCTCGGCGGTTGCATCCTTGACGGCATCCCGCAATATTGCGGTTTCTTTGCTCAATTGCTGATATTCGGCGGTTCCTTGTTTGCCCTCCAATCGTAACAATGCTAATTGTTTCGTTTGGTTCTCTATTTGGGTCGTCAAACCCTTTGCGGCATCGGAATAGTTACCCACGTTTAACGACGTTTTCCCGGTCGCTTCCTGCAACCGTTTCATTTCCTCGTAAATCGCTTTTGTTTCGGCAACCAATTTGCGCCCCTCCTCGGTCGCCTCCCTTTCCTCAACCGTCATATTATTGAGGTATATTTTATTGATTGAGTATTGAGCGGACAAACGATTATATGAACCCTCGGCGGATTGGTTCAACCGGGTTGTCAACTTGTTTAATTCGTTCGCCTCTTTTTGCGCTTGCTTCAATTCCGCCAACCGTTTTGCGTTCTCGCTTTCCGCAAATGCCAAATCCTTTGCCGCCCGTGTCAATTTGTCGGTATCGGCGGACGCCCCCCGGATTGTTTTACGTCCGTTTTCGGTCGCCCCGCTTACGCCCTCCAATGCAGCCTTAACCGTTATCGCCTCACTCTTTATATTTTTTAGAGTGTTCATATAGGCGTCGGAAAGTTGGTCTAACTGATTAATCAACTTTGTAATCGAATCGTCCGGGCTTACAAGGTCGCTATATTTTATAGGGTTGTTATTATCTGCCATACTTAACGTTATTTGCGGGCAATTTGCCCCGTATTAAATTATCTTTTCTTTTCCATGTAGTTAATCAACCAAAGAAAAACAACGCCGCAAATCGCCTTATTTGACGCCGTTTTTATTTTTGGTTGGTTTCAACAACTCCTTTATCCGCTCAAATGCGTTGTAATACTCCAATACGGTGTATTTCTTTGGTTCCGGTACGTGCAAATGTTGCGATATGGTTAAACACATATTTTCAAACTGTTTATCGTACTGAATTTCCATGTTATCGGAACCGCTAAAAACAACCGGGCGATTATATAACAACAACATCGTCGTTATTTTATCAATTTCCGCCCGTTTGTCCTCTGTATCGCCGTTTATAATCGCATCCAACATTAACATTGTCCGGTTACGCAATTCGTCGTAATACTCTTTAATCGTCGCATCGTCGAACATACGGGGGAAATACATTTGCAATTCTTCATCTATTTTTTTTTTGACCGCTTCCATTTGGGCGGTCAACTCTTTAATCGGCACGTCGCCGAACATATCGACGACCTTTTGCAATCCGTCGTCGGATAAATCGTTGTACGGGGTTCCGTCGATTGATTTAACCAACACGGCAAACGCTAAACATTTCGGGCTTAACCCGGATTGAATGAAATACACGTTTTGCCGCATATTATCCAATTCGATTGCCGCCAATTCCGGGGTTTTGCTCCGGGCGTATCTCATTGCCTTTTCAATATGCGTGTCGAAATCCTGTAAATCCGAACCAATCCCGGCATCAACCAACAACATTTTATTGTATTTATGGAAACGCAACATTGGTAATTCGTCGATTGCGTCGTATATCTCAACCGTGTATTCCCCTATCTTAACCGTTTTCATAGCAAATAACGTGTTATCATGGTTGAACAAAAGGGAACCAACAACAATGCCGGGTTCCCGGTTATAAACGCCAAAAGGATTGCCAAAGCAACCCCCGCCCAAAAGGACAAACAGAAATCGCAATTAAACATCTTTGCGAAAAACTCGTTGCCGTGGATTTGTACCCATTCGATAACCTGCCATTTGCGTAACAAGGTCAAACCGAATGCAGCAACCAAAGCAACCACGACCGTATAAAATAAAAATGCTTGCATACACTTTGTTTTAATCAGTTAAACACGTTTCATCAATTCCCAATTCCCCGGCAAACCGGAACCCGGCGAACGGGTGCATTAAAAATTGATTGTCTATTTCGTCCAAAGTGAACCCGGCAAATATGTTTTCCGCCTTTGTGTACACTCTGTTTATTGTCATGGAACCGGAACGCAACCAAATACCGCCGTTCAATACCCGCATGATTTGTTGTTTGACCGCCTCCGTATTCCGGTTGTTGGGGTCGTTGGTTATCGTGCGCATATCAAACCAAAAGATAACCGAAAACGGCGTTGTATATTTGTTTTGTTCGCCGGGGAACCAATCAATTTGTTGCGGGTCGTCCAACACGAAAAATGAAAAATTCCCTATATTACTATCCGGGGCAATCAACATATATTCATTGCCGCCGACGTAAATATTAGGCGTGTAATATCGTTTCCCTTGTATGGACTTAACCAACCGTTCAGAACGTCCAAAGGAATAGTTAAGCCACGGCAACCCGTCCGCCAATCCCTTTTGAATATTTGCAATAACCCGGTCGAATAACTCCGGGTTCTTTATGATAGGCACTTTATCCATTTCCGTATATTGTTTTTTTTGCTTTGGTTAGCAAATCCGGGTAAACGTATTGCCAAATCAATTTAGCAATGTTTTCGTTCGTCAATCCCAATATTTGCCGCCCATACTTTTTTATCAAATCTTCTGTTTTGAAATCCGACGCCTTAATTTCAAATTGTTTGTCGCCGACTTCCAAGTAAAAACTACTCTCAAAATCGCCCTCATCCCGTAACGTTACCCGGTTTGTCGGTTGTCCCTTTTCCTCCTTAATGGCTATTGTTAGCGGGGTATAAGGTCGATAATCCATAATGTCAACGCCCAATCGGTTAATACCTTGTTCAAATAATTGTTCCTCGGCGTTGGCATCAATGATAAACGCCGTTGTCATTCCGTCGTCGATTATGTCCCGTATAATCAACCCGGACGCCAACCCGTCGTTAAATGTATTAACCCGGTTGCGTAAATCAATTATTGATTGTAACCCCGCCATCGTGCAATTATGTTGTCCGGTACTTAACGCCCTGGTTGTTGCAACTCAAACAAATGCGGTCAATTCCTTGCGTATCTAATCGCAAAGCCTCAAACGCTTTTTTAAGGTCATAACCCAAACCGCCGGGTCGCCCCTCAACATTGCCGTCCAATTCGTACAATATTTCCATTTTAGAGGCGTTCGACTGATTGCGGTTAACCCGTACATTTGGGTTCATTGCCAACGTGCGCAAAGCGATTGCGGCAACCTGTCGTTGTATCACGGTTTGGAATATCGCCCGTTGTTCAACGATAAAATCGGTTAGGTCGCAACCTACCGTTATTTCACAATTCAACCCGTAATTCAGCGTATTAGTGTACATCGTATAGGCTATATCCCACAACTCCGGGTATTCGGCGAATGTTTCCGGGGCGTTGTACATAAACGGGGAAATCTGCAAATACTTTGTCAATTGCCGCCATGCCTCAATATTGCCGTACCCGGTACACGTTCCGCACGGTTCCCGGCTCCAATCTTTCGACACGTTAATTGCTTGCATTCCGGCGGGCAAATCGTCTTGATTGTAGCAAAGGAACCACGCACCCCCGGCGTTGTTTGCATCGCTGATATACGGCAAAAAACAATCTTCCAACGTGAACCATTGAAAGCCGCCATTTGTCAACGTAAAATTCAAATCAAACGTCTTTACGGGGTCAATCTGCGAACTATGGAAAAGGTATAATTTCACAATCCCGGTTCCGCCTGTCATTTGTAAGCCAACCCGGTGTATTTGGGCGGTAACTCCCATTGCCCGGACGGGGATTATTTCAAAGCCAACCAATTTATGTGCGTTCGGTTGGGTCGCTCTAATACGTCCCGCACCGTCAAAGAACGTGCGCCGTTCCAATAGGTTCTTTGTTTCCTTATCCAACCCCTTTATTTGGGTAAACGTTTGTACCGCCGTGGAAATTCCGTTGCGGGTCAAACGTTCTAAATAGTCGGATAGTATGTTGTATTTCTCCCAAAAGGTCGAACCCTCGGCGGGAACCTCGGCGACGTTATCAACCAAAGCAACCCAATACAAAGGTTTGCCCGCCGCATCGTTGGCGTATTGTACCACGGTTTCGGCTTTCCATTCCTTTGTATCGTTCCAAACCGGGTATTGAAAGCCCCAATTGTCTGGGACGATTGCCGCCATATTATCCAACGTTACAAGCGGGTGCGCCCCTTGAAAATATAACCCGCTTTCGGTTTCTGTCAACCGTTCGGCGATTGCCTCGGCGGGATTATATGATTGCTCCCAACCAACGACGTTTAATAATTTATCTTGTATCTCTTTAATCCGGTACATACTGCGTAAAATTAAAAAGGGGGCGGGGATAACCACCCCGTCCCCTCGGTTAAATAATCGTTCCGTTTCCCGGCTTATGCGCCTGCACCCCCGGCGGGAAATTCCCCGGCGTTGGTTACATATACGGGCATTCCTAACGGTTCGTTCGGGTTGCGTGCTGCAATCTCGGCTTTGATAATCGGATTTGCCACGGTGCCCGGTTTGCTGTTATATGCTACCATGTAGGCAACATCAACGCTAAATCCGAAATACTCCTTAACCGCACACGTCAAATCGGCGGTTGCGTCGCCCATAATCGCCGATTGGTCGCCCACGGCGGTATAATAATGCGAACCAACGGGCAAATCAATGTACGGCAATCGTACAATGTCCCATTCGTGGAAATTCGCACGGGTACGGCGGTACGCTTCACGGTCAACACGGGTTAAGATACCAACGTTTCCATCGGCAACGGCAAACATTGTTCCCATTTTACCCGCTTCGTCTGTTACGTTGTTAGTATAATGCAATACTTTGTTGTCGTATTCCATGCGCTTATTAACATCGTTGTAAACGCCATGTTGCGCCAACTTGCGTATTAGGCTATCAACACCCGCATTTGCGATAAGATGGATATATTCCGGGTAACAATTCGCCCGCATGATTGGGTTAATGTCGCCCAAAATCTCGGTTGCCATTTGGGTTGGCACTTGTACAACGTTCCCGGTCTGCGTGTAATTGAGCAATGTTTTGAACACCTGCGTTTTGTTCGCCTCCAATGCGGCAACGGCTCCTTTATCCAAAGCGTCCGCCAACGCACGGGTTGTTTTCTCCATTTTGCGCATAAAGTCATGGTTGTACGAAATCTCATTGTTTGAGTATGCCGCCGGAACCATTGTAAACCCGATTGCATAGGTAGCCCAAACAAGCGTTACCAATGCGGACGTATTTTCATTATCAGCAATAACGCACGAACGCACGTTGCTAACCTGTACGTTTTCGTCATAATTGATAACGGGAACCTGTACCGTGTTACCGATACTTACTAATGCCCTATCTCTCAAATTAGGGCTAATAATTGAGTTGGGGGCGTTGGTTTGCTCAATAAAGAAATCCAATGCGCCGTACTCACACGGGCGGAACATATTACGGTCTAACTCCGGGTTCTCTATCCGCCAATTCTGTACTCTTGTTGCAATTAAACTCATTGTTTAAAAAATTAAATTGTTTATAAAGCGGGTTTACCCTTTACCCGTGTTGTCTTTTACTTTTCCGGTAATGCGGAAATATTATTGTCTTTCCATGCTTGTTGCATTCCGGCGTCAAATTCAGCCGTTCCGACTTTTAACCCTTGCTGTTCCAACGTCGCCGTAATTGCGTCGTATGCCTCAACCCTCGTTTTTGCGCCGGATATGTCAACGGTAATATTACCGCCCGCACCGCCTCCACTTGGTGCGCCTGTACCACCGCCCGCCGCTTTGCGTCCCTTATCCAAAATACCCATTGTTTCCAATTCACGGGTCAAAAGGTCGCCGGGGGTGTACGGGTTCAACTGATTGTTCGGGTTGCGCATGATTGCGCCGTTTTCGTCCTTAAACGCTAACATTTTGCCGCCCTTTCCGTCGTCGATAAATTCGGGGTTCATGCCCTTAATCTTTGCAATCGCTTGGTCTAACAAAACCTTTGTTGCGCTTTCCGGCAACCCTGCCTTAAACTTCAACCCGGCGGTTGCTGTCTGCAATGCCGTTTCAACACGAATGCCGAACACTTCCTTTGTATGGGTTTGTTCGGCTTCATCGTATTTGCTTTTGAGGTCGTTGTATTGGGTCGTAACGCTTTGCAAATCTGCCTTTGCTTGCTTCAATGCCTTTGCGGTTTCCGCATCCGTCGCACCGTCGGCAATGGCTTTTTCCAAACGTGCCTTTTCTTTGGTTAGGCTGTCAATCTGTGATTGCAGACCGTTTGCGCCCTCAACTTTGGTTTTGAACTCGGTTAATACTCGTTTGGCGTAATCAAACGTTTTTTCGGTTCCGTTCTTTGCGATACCGGACGCCGCCAAAATATCGGCATCCAATCCGCCGTAAATTTCGCCCGTCTTTTTGGCGATAACGCTATTTTCGTCGTTGGCGGACAATGTTGTAATTGCCGCAATTTGTTCGTCCGTCAAACCGGACAAAGCCGCATTTGCAATTAAAATTTCTCTCGTTAACATAATTCTTTCCCTTTGAATTAATTAAGTGCGATTGCTTCTACTGCTCCGCTGTTTGCGTTAATAATATCAATTGTGTATTTTGGCGAATCCTCGGTTGTGTCAACCAACCAACTAACAACACGTGCATGGCTGATTTTCTTTTCAACCTCTTTTGTTACCAAAATGACGTCGGTAATTGTTCCGCCCTCAATACATTCAATCAACTTTTTCTTTGTGGCGCCATCCAATGCGGCGGCGGTTGTTGTTACTTCAATAACCAAATTGTCCTGCTGTGCAATCTGTGCCATAATCGTATTTTTAATGGTTTAATACTCTGTTACTTTTTCGCTCCGGGTTTGTCCTCGGCTTCTGCCTTTGCCTTTGCATCGGCTTTGGTTTCTTTGGCGGGTTCCGCCGGGATAACTCCCGCCGCTTTCAATTCTGCCAAAATCTCGGCTTTCAACGCTGCCTTTTCCTCGGCACGGGCTTTGGCGTCCGCCTCGGCTTTCGCTTTGGCATCGGCTTTGGCTTTTTCCTCGGCGGCTTTGGCTTTTTCTGCCTTTGCCTTTTCGTCCGCCTCGGCTTTCGCTTTCATGTACTCGTTGGGGTCGTGCAATACGGTAATCGTGTAACCCTGCTTTTTCAGATTGTCGGCAATGCTATTTTCATAACCCTTTTTGCCGAACTTCTGAATACGGGGAATTGATAACCGTTTGCCCGTTTCGCTGTCGAATTTCTTAATTTCGATAACGCAATGATACAAATGTTTCTCATTGTCCGGGACAATGTAGTTTTCGGGCGTAACGTCGATAATCGCAACGTCTTTAGTTTTGCCCTCGCTTACTTTCACTCGCATAATCGTTAAATTTATTTGTTATAAAATTTATCTTAGAGTTGAACGGCATATTATACCCAAACTCCAATACGTTCAAATATTCACGCTCAAACCTGCGCACAAAGTTAGCAAAATTCAACTTTATACGCATATCGTTTTCGCTGATAATGTTTTTACCGTACAAATCCAATACCTCAGAACGGGTTAAATGTCGGTACGGTTCCAATTCCGCCAACGTCAACATACGTTGCAATTGGGTTGGGTTGTTCCTGTACTCCGTTTCTAATATTTGGTTTTGTAGGGCGCCTAATTCCGCCTCGCTTGCGCCGCTTTCCTTTGCCATTTTGTAGCGTTCCCGTAACTCCGTTGCGTTGGATAAATAAAACTCGGTTCCGTAATTGACTTTTGCAGAAACGAACAAACCGCCATACCTCAAACGGCAAACGGTTTCATCGACGAATTGTTGCGCCGCCTCAAATCCTTTCTTTACTCGGTTTAATACCGTGCTTTGGCTCTCAAAATTCGCCTGTATTTGTTGCTCGTTCAATGCGTCCCGTGTGGTTATTTCCTCGTTGGTTCCAACAACCGACGTAATAATGTCATTCTTTAGGCGGTTTTCTTCCTCAACGTTATAATCCAAACTCCCACGGTCAACGGTTAGCATTTGCACCGGGTTACGCAAATCGGGTTGTTTATCCCCGTCCGGTATTGGTATTTCAACGAACGAACCGACGCCGTTAATACGACTATCCCCGCATTTGGGGCAACGCATCAAAAGCCCGGCGGCGTCCAATCTATAAAACCCTTGTTTGTCTTTCAAAAACCCACCGTCGCAATAATCGCCATTTTCGCCGTTACTGAAATCGCATGATTGTTCGTAACCGGAATATATCGGATATGCTCCGTATAAATCTAAATGTCGTTTACTGATATGGTAAAACAAAAACCAATCCAACGCCTCCAATTGCTTGGTTAGCGGGGATTGCTTAACGTCGGGTTCCGATAAACTCAACGGTTCGTTCCAAAAGAAACGGGCGGGACAATAACCGACGTCGTGCGGGTTATCAATCAGCAATTCGCCGATATTGTGGTTTTTGTCCTCTCTGAAAACTCTATAACGTTCGTCGTCAATTACTGCGATACGTTCCCCGTCCTGCCTAAATATGATATAATCCATTACCCCCGTCGTCGGGTTGGCTCTGTAATCAATCACGGACGCAATAGGCAACCAATAAAAATACGGTTGCGGGTATTTGTCGGCGGGGTTTTGTTCGCTCGGCATATCGACAATAAGAACGCTATTTATTTCGGTTTGGAAAAACTCCCATCCTTTTGTACTCCAAATTTCCGGTTCGTGTAATACGTCTTGGCGGTAATACTCCCAATCGTCCCTTTGTTCCGGGTTTTGGAATTGATAATTGAACGCCGGGTTACGACCGTCAAAAATCCGGCTCAACTTATCAAAACAAACGCCCGTTACCTCGTTTGTTTTAACGGGGTAACGGAACAATGTTTTGAACATCTTAAATTTGTCATGCGGCAATAGGTTAGAAACAAATGCCATAAAATCCGTAATCGGTTGGCAAATGTCAAACGACGTTATACGGGTGCGGGCGTGAAAATTAATGCGCTGTTGGTGATAAATAGCCTTATTTATCGTTTTGCGCTTTTTCGGCTCCGTTATCCGCTTTTTTATTTCGTTTATATCCAATCCCATTGTCTTTGTCAAATTTAAAGTCTGAATTTTCCGGCAATCTCCAACCGCCATTATTAGGCATTCGCAAAAGACGTTCGGCGTGCGTAATCTCGAATTGTTCGGTTACGTTCAATGTATCATTGATTAACGCAACCTTTTGTACTTTCGCCGCCATATCGTCAACCTCCAACGGCAACTTTTAAATCCGTCAACGGATTAAATTCCGGTGCAATGATTGTGAGATTGTCGGAATAGTTAGGCAAAAACGCCCATTGTATTGCGTTGCTGTCCGGGGCTTCTAATCCGCCATGCGTTTTGTCGCCAATGAACAACGAACGGATAGGAATAGGATAATACGTTGTCTTTACCGTTTCATCCTGTATTGCTTCAATACTTCCGTTTTCGTCAAACAGATAAACGCCCAAATTGTCCGCCCAACTTTCGCATTGCAATTCTTTCATTGCCTTAATTACTGATTGGGGGATTTTACGCATTACGCCCGTGAACGGGTTCGGTTCACGCCCTATAATTTCCTCAACGCCTCCCAATGTTTCGTTACCGCCTCCAAATGTTCGGGCGGCTCCGGCTTCGTTGGTCGGGGCTTGGATATACGGGGAAACGACAATCTTTGTACTATCAGCCGCCGCCAACAACGGCGTCCATGAAGCAAGCAAAGTAATTGCCTTTTCGCTCGTAAAACTGTTTTTGCTTCCATCGTCTTTGGTTAGACGCTGAAACGCTACCTTTTGGATTTGCCCGAAACTTTCGGCGCATTTTACGGCGGGAATATCGGGCAATGAAGCTGCCGCCGGACACTTACAAGTAATCATACTCTTTAAATTTTAACGTTAAAAATTACATTTGTTACCTCGTTGGGCTGTCCCTTTGCCCTCTGTATTACTTCTACGTTGCAAAGTTATAAACTTTTTCCGTTATAAACTTGCATATCTCAATTAAATTGTTAGTTACGACGTTTAACGCCTCGGTTTGCGTGTGCGTATGGTTGTATATTACCGTCGGCAATCTCTTTTTCGTAAATCCCGGTTAATCCATCCTCCGGGTCGTCGTGCGTGTTCGCATCGAAATTGCGCAAAAAGGTTGTAACATGGTCGTAAATCGCTTTGTACCGGGTTTCCCAACCGAACGGCATAATAATACTTTGATTTACCATTGCGGACGCCGTAATTATCCGGCTTTCCTTATTGCCGCCTTGATAAAACGGGTCTGTCATTGCCCGCATTTTCTTTTTAATAACCTTTTCGTAACCCGCACCGCCGTTGTTACTCTCAACCCATACTTTTTGCGTGCCGTTCCTGTTAATCATTGCCGGAACGGTTACGGTTGTAACGTCCGTATTTTCGTCCGTCATTTCCATATCCGTAATTAAAGCAAATAACAACGGTTCCATACGCTTTGTTTTCTCGTTGAAAATCATGTTGTCCGATTTATAAACGTCATACGTGGCGGCAAACAAAAGGTCGTCCCCCTCATCGGCAACATCTATGTATGCGCCGGAACGTATGTACGTGCCGTAATCGGATTTTTCAACCCATGTTTTGAACGGTTGATATAATCGACCCTCGGCGGAACCGGGGTTGCCTTGATAGAGGCATTGAAATTGTACCGGGTCTAATGCTTTTTGCGCTTCCAACTTTTGCTTACTATGTCGGCTTTCCCATAATGCCGCCCCCGGTTCCCGTGGGTCTATCTCGGTCGGTTCCCCGGTTTTCAATCCCTCAAAATTTATGCGCACCCACGCCCCCGGCGTTACGTTCTCTAAATCCGCCCAACACTTAACATCAATAATCGTTTCGCCGCTCTTTTCAATGCGCCCTATCAAATCGTCGTCGTGCCATCGGGTAAATACTATTAATTCCTGCGAATCGTTGTGTAAACGGGTGCGTACAACGGTCGTGTACCATTTCCACGCCGCCGCCCGCACTATCGGGCTGTTACCCTCGGCGTAATCCTTATAAACGTCGTCCAATATCGACACGTCCACGGTTTTAGAAGTCAACGAACCGCCACGCCCCACAACACGCAACGACCCCTTACGCCCGACCATTTCGATAACATCGGAATTGCGCAAATAGGTATTCGCCATTGTTACGACGTTCGACCCATTTAAGTACGTGCCGGGGAATAATTCACGATACCGGGGCGTGTCGATTATTCGTTGAACGTCCCGGTTAAAATCCCGTGCGATTGTCGCCGCATACGAACCGATACATATTTTGCGGTCGGGGTCTAACCCCAACATAAATGCGGGTAATTTACGGCTCGACCCCTCCGATTTGCCATGTTGGGGCGGTTGTTGTACAATCATCTTTCGTATTTTGCCGTGTGCAAACATATCCAACAACGTATAATAAACGACGTGGAACGGCTCTAATACTAAATCCGGTTGCATATACCGGGCAAAGTTGATAAGGCGTTTACGGGCGGCGGCTTTAACAAGCAAATCCGGTTGTTGCCGGATTGCGTCGTACATCTGCAATAATTGTTCGTTGTTCATTGCTTTGCTCCTTTCTCCCATTTAGCACACGCCCGACGACCCCGGACAATGTAATATTGATAATGCGGGCAACGTAAACAAATCGGGTTCCCGTTCAAATCCCGGTGTCTATGGTCGTCCGTTATCCACTCGGAAAAACGGCACGTATCGCAAATCTCGGTTTGCCATTCCGGTTGCTTGGTTCCAGGACGGGGTGCGGTTACTCTCTTTGCCATTATTGCGCCCCTCCTTTCTCCAACAATGCCTTTTGATATTCGGCGGACTGCAATTTATCAGCCAAAGCAAACAACATATCGTCCGGGATTGCCTTAACATCGTACTTTGGTTTATCGTCGTCGGTCGTGGCGTTATATCCGGGTATCTCAATTTTAACGGGTGCATCAAACCCTAACATCTTTGCCCTGCGTTGCTGAATGTTCAAAAGCAAATCCAAAAACCGGGGGTTCCCGGCGGACGTTTCGGTTGCGGTTTCATTGTACCCGTAATATTCCGGGTCGCCGTCCTCGGCATCGGTTTTGATTGGTCGCCCTTTGTTGGTTTTCTCTTTGGTGCGCATCTTTCCGGTTTTCGACGCCTCCCACGCCTCCCATGCTTGTTGCTCCATCTTATCCAATTTGCGCAATTCTTGTGTAACGTATTCGTCGATATTATCCAACCGTTCCCGTTTCCACTCAATAAGGCATTGTTGCAAATCGTAATAAACCATTTGAAAGGTTATTGTATAACCCATTCCACGCGCGGACAAATCCCGGTTCAATGCGTCCGCAATTTCCCGGTACGAATACCCACGCAAAAACAAATCGGAACAAAACCGAATGTCGTAAATTCGTTGTTCCTCGGAACGTTTATTATAGCCTAATGGCTTCTTTCTCTTTTTCATAGTCAAACCTCCTTTGCTGTCAAATCGTACTCCCATACATAGCCGCCCGCCGTTTTATATACTCCTTTACAACATCGGGTAATCGTTATATTTTTTATTCCCGTTTTTCTTTCCGCTTCCCTTATGGATTTATACCGGGCAATTTCGTTTCCTGCTTTTGAACGTTGTATTACAGCTTTAGCAATTTTATTATGTTTGCCGTTATATGTATTATTATACTGATTATCGCACCACTCCAAATTATTGGCATTATTATTAAACTTGTTTTCGTCCTTATGATTTATTTGTTTCCAATTATTTGGATTTGGAATAAATTCCATTGCAACTAATCTATGTACCATTAATGCAGTTAGTTTGCCGGACTTATATAACCTTACTTGCAAATAGCCCTTACCGCTTACTGTTGGCTTTAGCAACTTACTTTTTCCAGTTCTTCCATAATTGAGGCTTTTTACATTACCATAATTGGATATTTGGTAATTCTCAAAACCAGATATATCTTTCCAAACTTCCATATCTTTTTTTGCAAAGATAATAAATGTTTTTCATTTGCAAGTTATTTGCGGGGAATTTCCATTTTAAGAGACTTTTGTTATTAACTCAATACTTTTATCGTCTTAATGGTTATCTTTCAACCACGGGGCAAATTTACGGCTTTTCCGGTGCATTGCCAAACGTTTGTACTCTCATGTATATAAACGGCAAAACCCCGGCTTTGTTTTCCGGGGCTTATTGCCTATTGTCCTATACCGTTTTCGTATCTCCCATTTGAGCAACGAAAATAATGTTGCGTTCCACGGGGGTTGGTGTATTCCGTTCCCCCTTTCATTTCCTTTATTGCCAAACATACCGGGGCGGGCTTTCCATTTACCGGAAATTCCGGGTTGAAATATCGACACGTTCCGCATATCTTTTCGGGGCGTCGATTATCCGGGGCGCATCCGGTCGGCATATTGGGAATTTCCGACGAACATTTATTTTTCATTGCGTCGCCCTCCTTTCCGTTTATTCTTTGCCCGGCATTTGTTCCGGGGGTTCTTTTTCAAATCGACCCGTTGGATTTGTATTTCGGAACCGGGGAACATATCAGCAAAGAACGCCGCCATTGCTTCCACTTCTTTTGGTACGTCGAACGCCTCCGGTTTTCTGTATTCTTTCCCGCCGGGTTGGGCTTTCCCTTGTAAGGCTCGGCGCAATGTACACGCCGGGCAATCGCAATCGTCTTTTCCCGGTTCCGGGGCGTTTGCCATTTTTTCCCGTAATTGGTTGGCTTTTCCGTATGCGTTTAACGCATCAACGGCAACGTCTGCTAAAATCCAATCGTTTGTATTCATTTTGGCGTCAATACCGTGGCGGTTAATCAATTCCGCCAATTCTTGCGCAAAACTTTTTTCTTTCATCGCTCTATTATTTTTTATCGTTCATAAATTGGGAATGTCTTTTTTGCCATTGCTCGCAACCGGGGTTCTCGCAATTAACCGGGCTTTCGGTCGTATAACAATAACCGTTCCCGTTGGCGTCCTCGCTTGTAATGCTGTCGCAATTGCCGCAACATTCGTGCGGGTGCGTCCGCTTATAATTCGGGTCGGTTTGGCGTCCCTTTACTTTGTCGTATGCCATTTCCAATAAATCCCGTTGCGATATGCCTAATATTACGGCGGAATGAAATACGACGGCGTTAAGGTCTGCCAATTCATCAATTACGGCGTTCATTCGTCCGGGGTCGTCAAATTCGGGCAATGCGTGTTTAACCGCCGCTTTGTACTCGTTAAATTCTTCCTCCATTTTCCGGCAACGGGACGCAATGTTTGTTCCGAACAACTCATTAAACAGATTAGCAATTTGAGCAACAACCGGACGGGCGGGTTGCTCCGTGTAATTCTCGGCGGGGGTTCCTTTGGGTTCAAATTCTCGTTTAAAATCCTTTTCCGGGCGTGCGGTAAATCGTCCGTTCAATTCCCGGATAATGTACCAACTTTCCGGCACGTCAACGAATATGCCGTTGCCATCGGAAAAAGAAAACATTGCTTTGCCGTCGGGGGTTCGGGGCGTTACAACGGTTCCCCCTCCGGTAAACCTTAACACGTCGTCCACGTTGTCCCGTCTAAATTGGATTGCGTCAACCTCTAACAAGGTGCGACAATACCGGGTTCCCGCCGTGGCGTCCGGGTCAACTAAACGGGTGCGCATTTCCTCCGGGTATTCCTCCGGGTCGTATGAAATATGAAAAGAATAAACGCCGTGATTTTCGGACGTTCCTAACAATCGGTCGCCCAATCGTCCGGCAACCGCTTTTCCCAATGCTTCCATTGTTTCCCCCGGTATGGTTAATTCCGGTTGTACATCAACGATAAATTTATTGTCGTTTTCTGTAACCTTTGGTTCGACTTTTGTAATGTCGGCAATCATTGCCAACAAATCCCCATCAAAGGGGCTTAATTTACTTTCTTTCATCGCTCTAAAAATTATTTGTTATTACTATCCGGGGCGGCTTCAATCTTAACCCCGGCAATTGTTCCGTTATAATTAAATTCTAATGTTTCAACCCCTTTAAATCCCCCGGCAATTCGTAACAACCGCCAATAAATTGTTTTCCGGTCGCTCCTATGGAATTTATCGCATTGCCTACCTATTCCGGGGCAATCTTCCCTTTTGATTTTGCAGCGAACGCAACGTTGCGTAAATATTGCGGGGTTGTTGTTGGCTAATCGTGCATCCGCCGCCGTCCATATCTCGGCAATCAATACCATACCCCGGTAAACGCAACGTTCGCCGGGGCTGTATTCTCTATTTGGGTCGAACGGTTCGGGTTGCTTTACTCTCATTCTTTGCCCGCTTCGTTTACATAGTCAAACAATGCGTCCAAATCTTCCTTTGCGCCTTTTATGCAAATTCGTACCCTATCGCCGCCCGCTAATGCGGTTTCGACAATCTCACAATTATACCGGGGGGCGTTTATCTGTATCATTGCCGCCGTGGTATTCGTTACAAACTCGTTTCTTTCTTCCATGCTCTCGGATTTTTGTAGTAAATAAAATGTTTCCGTTGGTTCGTTCTCGCTTTGACACGCCCCCAACAAAAGCGTTGCCAAAGATAACAATAAAATCTTTGCTTTCATCGTTTTACCTTTCTTTTAATCCATATAAACCGTATGCCAATGCCGACAAACAATATTTTCGCCTCAATGTCAACGTAACGGTCGTAACCGTTGACCACATCCACGGACACGCCGGGAACAACAAACCAACTCTTATATTTCCAATATTCCCGGACGTACACGCAAACGCCAACCCGTCCGATATGAACCCCAATTTGCGCCGTATGAACGTCGCCATTGTTCGGGATAATTCCGATTTGCTTTTTACTCATTGTCTTTTCTGTTTAATAATTCGTAACTCTCTTTGTCAACTACCAACGCCCGTGGGTATTCGGTTATTACTCCCTTTGTGTACACTAAATTGTAAATACCCAATTGCCCCTTAATTGGAAACTCAACAACCCGGCGGGGGTTCCGCATCATCCAACCGAACCCCTTTGTTATTGACTTACGTTTTTCGGGCGGTATGCGGGTATTTTCCCAATCTTCGGGGGTGAAATCGGCGACGGGCTTAACGTCGTACAACTCAACCAATCCCAACGTTACCCCGTTTTCATATCCCGGAATTACGGGATTAGCGGACGAACAAACCATTAAATCGCCCCGGTACGGCGTGTTTTTACTGCGTACCTCAATACACTTTTCGCCGTAAACAATCCCGTTGTCCTCATACGCCGCCGTTACCAACTGCGTTGCATACGGGTTTTTAACGGTTAATGCACGCCAACGGTCGTGCAATTTCGGTTTATAATCTTTGTTATTATACTGCATAATCATTTGTTATTATCGGGTTCGTTTTCGCTTTCGTCGTTCGGTTCTGGGTAATTGATAAATCCAATTTGCCGGACGCTTTGGATTGGCTCGTAAATGATAACGGCAACATCGCCGTCCGTCCTTATGCCAACTAATCGACAATCGGCGGGAACTTCAACCCTTATTTCACTTCTTTTCATTGAATAAATCCCAATTTGCCGGGACACAATAACCGGGCAATGTTTCCCGCTCAATCCCGGACGCTCTTATAAAACTATCTTTCCAATATATCCGGGGCGTTTTGTCCGGGTGCGCCTCCCAATAACCGAAAACATCATTGTAAAACATCAATGTTTCCCGCTTGGTATATCTGCAACCGCTTTGCAATCCTATCTTAAACAAGTCAACAAACGGGTACGACAAAGCAATTACAGAAAACGCCCGGTCAAACATTCCCACGGGGATTGGTTCAACGCTTGCAAAGGTACGGAACCCGTGGCGTTTCGCCCGTGCCAATGCGTTTATACGCATCCGGTTTGGGCTTGCTTTTGGTTCCAATTCGTCGCACCCGGTCAACGTGGAACCAATGGCAATGCGGGATTTATCCCAACCCTCGGACGCCTCGGCAAAGTCGATTAAAATATTGATACCCTCGGCGCATTTACTCAATACCTTAACCGGGACGCCGTGGCGTTGACAAACGCCGATTGCTTGGCGGGTCAACCTTTGCGTTTCCGGCAATAACGGGTCGGTTGTAAACGAAAAGAATAACCCCGTTTTTTGCAATTCGTCCTTATGCTTCAACAACTCATTCGTAAATATATCCAATGCGTATGGATATTCCCGTAATGTCTTTTTCAATTCCGGGGTATTGCCGCCCAACACTTTTGCGCCCCGCCCTTTGCGCAAATAACAATACGTGCATCCGTTGGAACAACCAACGTAAAAATTGGCGGCGTTCTCGGCATATTCCCCGGCTTTTCCTTTTGGGCTGTAAATAACCCGTCCGTTTATCGCTCCCATAACTCAAACAGATTAAAACGGTAAATCGTCCGACGGTTCCGGGGCGGGTGCGGGCGGTGCGGTTGGCGGGGCTTGCGTTCCGGCTCCGGTTGTTTTCGGGGTCAACATTTCCATATCGGTTGCGACAATCTCGGTAATGTATCGTTTCACGCCTTGCGCATCGTCATAACTCCGGGTTCTTAATTCCCCCTCAATATAAAGTTTATCGCCCTTTTTGACGTACTGATTAGCAACCTTTGCTAACCCATTTTGCAATACAATGTTGTGCCACTCGGTACGCTCCGGGATTTGCCGCCCGTCCTTTGTAACATAACCTCGTTTCGTGGTTGCCAACGAAAAGGTCGCAACACAACCGCCGTTGTCGAACTCCTTAAAATCCGGGGCTTTCCCGGTATGTCCTAATAAAGTGACTTTGTTTACACTCATAATCGTAATTTATTTTTTATTGAACTGATTAACGCCCTAAATTTACAACGTTTTGTTTTAGGTAGAAAATATGGTTTGTTTTCCGTGGAATAACAATAAAAACTATTCGGACAATCCATTGTCCCTCAACGGATGCAATTGTTACAACTCTTTTTCATGTTTTGAATTTAACACCATCCAACAAATACAATTTCTTATTATCAGACCAACCCGCCGCCATGTTTAAGGCTTTACGGTCGTCGTCATGCACAAACTCGCAATACCACGAATTGCCGCCAATGTTCGCTTTTTCTTTTAGTCGTACCAATTTACCGACAATGTACCGGGCAAACTTGGCGTACCCGCTAACCTCGGATATATGGATAATACGACGTTCGGCGTTTATTTTTGGCAATTCTTCGATTTGCGGGCGTTTTTCCTCAGCGGGGTATCTTTGTACCCTCTGAAAGTCTTTTTTGATTGACGACCGGGAAATTGCCCCGTAATCGGGTTGCCTCTTTTTGGTTCTCATACTTCTTTGTAATTTGGGTTTAGTTGTCCCGTTTTAGACAATGCAACCCGTTTTCGAGTTATTGGATTATTGGAATTTTGTTTACGGGTACTCCAACGTAAATTAGTCGCATGGTTATTGGCTCGGTTCCCGTCGATATGGTCTATTTCCGGCAAATTGTCCGGGTTAGGAATGAAAGCCGCCGCAACTAATCTATGTAATCGAAACGTTTTGCGTTTTTGATTAATACAGAGTACAACGCCCTTATATCCCTCTTTATCCGTATGCGGTTTCAATATTCGCCCTTTTATTTTGTGGCAATTCTGTAACCGTCCATTTACAACCATATCTTTAGAACGAACCCGCCCGTAATTGCTAACCTCGTAACGTTGGTTATAATCGTCTATCTCTTTCCAAACTTCCATACTCATTTTTAATTAACTCTATTATTTTCACATTTCCGGGATAAATACGCATTTTGGTTTTATTACCGTTTTCCCATTCGCTATGGTGTTCAAAGCAAAGTATATTTATATTCCTTGCATCATGCGCCGCCTCCGGGAATGCGCCACGGGTCAATATATGCGAACAATAAACGGCGGAATAATTCCGTAACGGCTTTAAACATTCCTCACATCGGTGCGGCTTATGCTCCCAAACCCAACGGAAAAAGCGTTCATTTGCCGCCATGATATTTGCGCCCCGTCCCGTAATACAATGCCCGAACAATTCCCGTTGTATCTCAACCCTCAAACGAATATCCATTGTAAAATGCTTTATATCAATCAGGGGATTATACCCCCGATTGATACAATATTGGTATTCGTCCCGGTCTGTCAACAAATACGGTTCCATACTCTTACATTTCCGCCGTTTCGTCGTTCGGTTCTGGGTCGTCCGCCGGGTCGTTAATATCCGGGAACAATCCGTTGTCCTCTATTTTTTCGGCATTCAATCCGGGTGCGGGTTCGCCATCAGCCCCGAACAACTCCAATTGCGCCTTTTTACCCTTGAAAAGAAAGGCGTAAACCTCGGTTTCAATGTCGGCGGCAATTTCTTCTAATTCTTCCTCAAACCCGAACGTTTCAGTATTGAATTTAAGGCGGGGCGAATTGATTGCGGTTTTTTGATTGTTCGACACGGTAAACAATCCGGTTAAAACAACCCCTACGTTATCGTCTTGACCGGAAAAGGACACGCCCCGAACCTCTATGTTTTTCAACATTTCGTCGGCAAAATCCCGTGATAACTCGCTTTGCTTTTTAGTCGCCTTAAAATCGGACGTTTCAACCATTGAAAGAAAGGACGTAATATTAAAAATCCGTCCCATGATTGGGCGCAAACGGTCGAAACAATCCCGCAAATCCGGGTGTATGTCCTTTGCACTTTCGACGTGGTATTTGTTCGTGTAACTCTCATTACCGATTGTTTCGGTAACTTCATAATGTACGTCTAACCCGCCGTCCTTTAATGTCTTGACTTTCGACAATGCAAACGCCTTTTCGCTTGGTATCAACATAACGTTTGCGGCTTTTTTTTCTTCGCTCATTTTTTAATTATTTGATTGTTACCGGGAATACGCCCGGAACGGTTTTATAACTTAAAATTCTGTTTCGTCCAATAATTCCCGTGTCTTACTATTCGACGGAACCGCCGGGCGTTCCGGTTCCGGGGTTGGTTCCGGGACGGGTTCCCCGGTTCCGATTGGTTCCGTTACCGGGTTGGGGTCGTGGAACTCAATATTGCGCCCGCCTTTGGGCTTTTCCGGCTCAAATTGGGCTTTGAGTTGTTCCGCCGGGTATTCCTTTTGCGCTAACTCAATAATCCCCAAATTAACCAATTCCGGGACGCAACGGCGCAACGCCCTTATGTCCTCTAATGCGTCATGCGCCGGGAATGTTTCGCCGGGGAATAACTTACTATATAATTCCTCTAATTTGGGATATTTTCCCGGTCGCCCGTTTGAATACAATGCGCCGACAAACTTAATTGTTTTCATCATTGTATCAATGCGTTTACCCTTATGTAATGCGTCCTCAACATGTGCGTCGTAATATTCCCGTCCACAATAGCGCAAAACGTTTGCTTTTAACATTGAACTATCAAAGTAAATGTTGTGCGCACATACAAGGGGGGGGGCGTTGGCATCCGCTAAAAATTCGTCCACAACCTCGGCAAACGGCACGCCCTCGGCAATTGCCCGTTCGGTTGTTATACCATGAATTGCGGTTGTTTCCGGGGGTATCTCGTAATTATCGGGTTTGATAATATAACTTTTTTCCTTATCGCCCAACGACCACGCCAATTGGACGACGTGCGGGAATTGCTCAAAATCCGCATCCCATTTCAAACCCTTTGCCGGAACCCCGGTTGTTTCACAATCAAAGAAACAAACATCTTTCAAATCAAATTTTTGCATAACCTTAAATATTAAATCGTTAATTACTGTTTTCGCTCTCATTGCGGTATTTATCCCGCTTTTTTTCCAATTCCAAAACGTCCCGGTTTTCGTCTATATACTTTTGGACGTCCCGGTTACAAAACGGTTTTCCGTCCAACCAAAGCAAATGCCAATACGGTACGTTTTCCATCGGTTGCCCCTTGAATTTACCTTGCGGCATCGGGGATTTGTCGTTTAATTCCATACTAAAAAAGTCTTTTTTGCCCGTCCTCGTTGGGGGTTTGTTCAACATATTTTGCCCGTGTAATCCAAACGCACCCGCACCGCAAACACTTTATCCGGCTGTAATGCTTTGGCGTGTATTCGTGGCGGATAATCCGCCAACCCGCCAACGGGTAATTTTTCCGTTTTCCGTTACACTTGCAAAACATACCTACAACGTTCGGGGGTCGTCAATAAATGTATTGTATTCCTCGGCGGCAATCTGTTTGAGCGTTTCGATATGTTCGATTAACTCGGCGTTCGACAAATCCGCCACGGTGCGCAAATCGTGGGAATATACCCCCGTTTCCTCGTTGACCCGTTCAACGTACATAATCGGGGAAAATTCCCGCAAACGTCGTTCGGTTTGTTCCTCTGTAAGACGTTCGCCCGCCTCCCAAATTGCGTGCTTAAACGTCGGTACAACATAGTTGAAATAATACCCTTTCAAAGCCTCGGACGAACCGGGGGACGCAACAATAAACCGGGCAATAATGCGGGAACCTTTCCAACTCTTGAAAAACTCGTTTAATTCCCCCATATACATTGCCAACCCGCCGTTATTGTTTATTGTTCCCGTCGCTGTTATTTCTCGCTTTTTCATCGGCTATTAATTTTTGCATTGTCTTATTAAACGCTGTCATTCCGATTATATGGATAACGTCCCGTTCCGCCCGTGATAACTTCGTTTCCCGTTTATCCAATACCTTTGCGAATGTAACAACAAATTCGCCCGGCTCCAACAATCCGGCATTGTGTAACCCGTCGATTGGGTGCGCTTTCAAACGCTCGGTCGCTTTCAATTCTTTGCGGGCTTTTTCCCGGCTTTCCCATATTTCCCGAACCTCGGCGGCGGCATTGTCGTAAAACAATTGCATTTTCAAAACGTCCGCAATAGACAAATCAGCCACGGCGGTTGGTTGCTCTTTTTCCGGCTCCGGTTCCGCCGTAACGGGTGCAACCTTACCGTTGTTCACTCCATAACCAAATAACGCAAAATCGCCCTTTGTCGGGTCGTCCGGGAATATCTCGGCGAAACGGTCGGTTATCTCAATGGCTGTTTGCAAATCCGGCGTCCGGCGTTTTACAAGCCCCAACCGCAATGCCTGTTTATGTACGTGGGTATCTAATGGAATAATCAAATTACGGGGGTCGCAAATCGTCCACAATCCAAAGTCAACCGGGGAACCGTGGCGACACATCCAACGCAAAAACATACATAAGCGTTTGCAACCGCTTTTCGTTTCCATATCCGGCACGCCCTTAACATCGCCGAAAAGACGTTGTAATTGCTCCAATGGACGCCCGCCCGGTTGCGCTTGCAATGCCTTTTCCATGTTCTCAAACTTACTATATACGTCAAATAAGCGGGCGCAAAGGTCGTGAAAATCGGCGTATGTAAACGTTCTATAAAAATTCTCTTTACTGCCTTTGTATTGCTTCCATTCCGGGGCGGCTCCCTGCGTATCGGTTCCAACAATGTAATGATACGGCGCACCCTTGAAAATTTCCCGGTCGATAAAATCCGCCTTTTGGATTATCTGTTTGCGGGAACCCCACGCAATCCACGCCGTAACAAATGCGCTAATCTCAATATTTACCCGGCTATCGTAACGGTGCGGGATTTGCACCGGGTCGGATTGGATAAACTCGGCGGTTTCGTATTGTTCCGCCCAACGTTTCAAATTATCGTTCAATGTATATGCCATTGTTTTAGATTTTAAGGGGACGGAAAGCCCGCCCCCGGTTATTATTCGTTTTCCGTGTATTCCTCAACTACTAAATCGGTTTGTCCCCGTTTTACTTCCTCTATGAAGCCTTGAAAACCGTTTGCCTTTGCAATGTCTATAATCGCTTGCAAACGCTTTTCGCCTAAACTTTCGCCCCTCGCAATGCGGAATACTTTAACCGTCGGATTGCTTGCAATAATCAGTTTGGCGGCAACCTCCATAATTTGACTATCTGAAACTTTCCCGGCTACGAATGGCACGCCGTTTAATTCTAACCCGTCGTCCGTAAATGAAAGCCCGGCAATAGGTAATTCGGACGTCGCAATAAGCGTTTCCCGTTCCTTTGCCAATGCGCCTAATTTGTCCTCAAACGTGCGGGCGGTTTTCTCGGCGGCTTCCTTTTGTTTCTTCTTTGCCATGTAATCCACAACCAACGCATTGATACGGTTGTGTTCCTCGGCTTTTTTCAGTTGTTCCGCCGTGTCTAATTGTTCCGGGTTGTTGGCTTCGTATTCCTCTAACCATTTGTCGGCATTCGCTTTGCGTTTCACAAACTCGGATTTGTCGTTTACAATAACTTGCAACGTTTCCTTATAATCGTTTTCAATGGCTTTTTTGTTGGCTTTCGCATCTTCTTTGGCTTTTTCCAACCGGGCGTTTGCCTCGGCAATTATCCGGGCAACTTCTTTTTCCTCGGCGGCTAATTTGTCGTCGATTGCCTTAATATTACTTTTTCGGGTTTCTTCCGCCTCTTTAATTCGTCCGGGGATTGCCTCCAATTGTTCAATCCTTTGTTGCCGGGCTTGGCGTACCGTTTTCGCTTTCTCAATCAACCGGGCATTTTCGTTTTGCTCTTCCATCAACGCCGTAATATCCTTTTTCTCGGCATACGTTTTGACGTCGCCGGGCTTCAATTGCTTTTCGGCGTTGGCGCAAATAGTTGTGTACGTCTTAACCTCGGCGTTGGCGTCTTTTCGTTTGTCCTTAACGGTCATAACCTCGGCGTCAATTTCTGCAATCCGGGTGCGCACTTTTTCCGGCAATAAAGCCTTTACAACCTCAATTTGTTTGCGGCGTCCCTCGGCGGTTTCGCTCCAACGGGAAAACTCCACGGCGTCAAAGTCTTGGTAGCCGAAAATCTTTTGCAACATAGAAACGTTATCCGAACGCATCCCGGTTGTTTGGGATTTAATGGATAACGTCCCACGGGGGTTGGCTTTGGTAAACTTTAATTCGACCTCGTAATTTTCGCCGTCGTTACCTACAACCATTTTTGCAAACCCTTTGTCCTCTCCATTTTTCAATACGGCGTCCCGGTTCCCGGTCAACATTGCGCCAATTGCTTTTAAAAGGGTTGATTTGCCTAACTCATTGTCCCCGGTAATGAAATATACATTACCCTCAAAATCTGCGTTGAACTCCTTTATTACTTGAAAATTCAACAATTCTAATTTCTTAATATACATCGCTCTTTAAATTTATTTATTTCCCGGAAATCGCCGGGTCGTTATGTTCCCATTTATAACCGTTGTATGTTTTTCTTTTCCCGTTACATACCTGTAATATTACATACTTTTGCCAAGGAAAAACACACGCATCTAAAATATTATCAAAACATACAATATTACCTAATTTATCAATACGTTTAACGGGATATAATTTTGATACACGTTTAACGTTCTCAAATTTTAGGTTCTCGCCAATAGTACACCAACGTAAATTATTAACATGATTATTTAATTTATTCCCGTCGATATGGTCAACACATGGTTTATTGTCCGGGTTGGGAATGAACGCCAAAGCAACCAATCTATGAACCCGCATAACTTTTAAACCATTGATTTTTAATTTTACAGTCATATAGCCACCGTTCAAATAAGGCTTTATTTCCTTATCATTTTGCGTTATATTGCCATTTTCAGCAACGTAACAATCATATTCTATTAAGTATTTACCTTTTTTCATGCCGCAAATATATGTAAAATAATGGATATACCAAAACTTTTATTTTTTATTTTCGGCTATTTTTTTATTTTCCGCAATAATCGCCCCAAAACAACGCATTTACCCACGTCGCCAAACTCAACTAACATATTACCGTTGCGCCCTCTTATACATTTACCATCAGAACGACGAACCGCCCGGCACGGCATACGTCGCAATTCCGGGCGGGTCAATCGGTCGCCTAAATAGATATAATCCATTTCGTCCATATCAAAACAATTTCATTTGTGTATCGGTCAATATAGCAACGACCGCATCAACTTTGCGTTCCCAACTTTCCAACGTTGCCAATTTCTCCGGGGTTGGGTTCCGTTGGCAACGCCGTTGGTTGTGCCGCATCTGTTTTACCATTTCCGCCAAATCTTTTGCCGTTATTTTTTCGGGATTTTCGATTTGCGGGGCTTTTGTTTCGTCTGCCATATAAGTAACCATTTGAATAATTAAACGCCCCTACGGGCTTAAAATAAACGGTTGTGCATTTGTTGGGGCAAATTTTCCAAAACCCAACGGGGGTTATTCTGCAAAATGAACCGTCCAAAGTGCATTATTAACGTTGCGTCCGCATTCCACAACGCCGGGGTAATCTCCGGGTACAATTTCCCGGCAATATCCCGGAACCGTCGTTTGCGGTCTGCCTTTTCCTCCTTTTTCCCTTTTACCTTAATACGCAATTTAAGGTCGTTTTGCCACTTCATCGCATTAACCAAAACAAACGGTATTTCGGCGACGGTTATAATGGCTTTCAAATGCTCAAAGTTTTGCAACATCTTTTGTATGCGGTACAATTTACCCATGTTTGCCCCGGTATCGCCAACCGTTACGTCGTCCGGGCGAACGCTCAATTTTTCCAAAAAGACAATCGGCGTGCAAATCTCTTTGTAGTAATTGAGAAAATCCCGTATCTCGTTAATGTCTTTAGGCATCTTTATTGCCGTTGCGTTATGGTTGGGTCGCCAAACCACGATACCCCCGGCGGCTCCGGGGTCAATTCCAATAATGCAATCTATTTTCATTTTTCAAATTTCAAATAATGGTAAATATAAATTTCGTCCTTAATCATTCGGTCGAAAGTCCGTTTAATTTCTTTACGCCGGGCAACCTCAAAGGCTGTATAATCAATTTCCGGGCTTTGGGTTCCTTGTTTACGAACGTGGTAAACCGTAAATTCATTAACGAACCCACGGGCGGCACGTGCCAAAAATCGGTTATATGCTTCTTTCCGGTCGTCCTCGGTTTCTTTCACTTCATCCGCTAACCGAACGCCCAACAACCAATTATAAACAAACATTTCGTCGGTTAATCCAAACACTAAACGCCCGGTATATTTATAGCGCAAAAAACACATTAAACAAGTCATAACCGATTGATTGCGATAATACCGGATTTGCTCCGGGCTTAACTCCTTTTTCGGTTCCGGTAACGCTGTATATGCTTTGCCGATAACTTGGTTTTGTTTCCGGCAATATGCGTTCAATACCTTTGCGAAATAATCGGCGTTGAATTGTTGGTAATGTTTCCGTTCTGCGTTCCCGTCCCTATCCTTTGGCAAATAGTCGTCCAATTCCCCCGTAATCAGCAATTCAAACGCTAATTTAACCTCCGACAACGTTAATTGCGAATAATAGCGTTTAAGCAAATCCAACAACCGGGTACAAATATACGTCCAATCGTCCCGGTTTTCCGTGGGAATGATAAACCCCACGTCCATTGCGATAAACCGGAACATTTGCCCGGTTTTGGCAATCAACGTTTCGTCGTCAATCTCGGCAATCTGTTTTTTTGTGGACGCCACGAAAATATACTTTTCAACCGGGGTTAATGCTTTGGCAACCTCCGGTAACTCAACCATCGCCCGGCGAACGTCAATTGCTTTTGCCGTTCCGCTATAAAGCAAAACGGCGGCGGATTGTCGTTTTTCGGGCAACGTTTGTGGCAATCTGTTTGTCTTTTCGGGTAATGCTTCCATGTTAATAATCATCTTTCAAATACTCAATAGCCCCGGCAACGTTCAATCTTTGCGTTGGGGCTTTGTATTCGGGTTTCAAATGCAACTTTTTCTTTTCGACGTCCCCCCGTATGAAATTGCGGACGGTCGCCAACCAACCGTTTTTAGTTCGCTTCATATTCTTTTGGTCGCTCCAATCGCTAACCGTGTGAAAGTAATAAACCAAATCGACCTTTTCAAATTCTGGGGTCGCAAACTTACTTTCAAACTCGGAATAATCCACACCGACGCCGTTTTCAAATTTAACCATTTTGTAAACATCGGAATTGCGGAACAATGTTTTTTTCTCTTTTGGTTCCTCAATCTTTGTTTCTTCATCCGGGAACAATCCGGGGTTCTTTACCCCGGTATTATCATTATCAAAAGAGTTATTAATATCATCTATCTTTATTGTGTCGGATTTTCCAACCACCGTGGTTGGATTTTCCAACCGGGGGGTGGTTGGATTTTCCAACCGGGGGGTGGTTGGATTTTCCAACCGGGGGGTGGTTGGATTTTCCAACCGCTCCAAAGCAACCCAATAATTAGACGTATATTCACAATAACGCACCTTATTTTTTTCGTACTCAAATTTATTAATATATTGCTTATCAACTAATTGTTTGAGCAACTTAATAATCGTGCTTTTATCTAATCCCGTCCATTCGATAAGATACCGCAATGAACCCTTAAAACGACTTTCGCCGTCTTGACTAAAACCATGTATCAAAGCGAAAACCAACAATTCGTTACCTTTCAATTTAAGTTTCGTAATCATTGGGGCTAATATGGTTATAAAATTGCTATCCCTTATTGTCATTATCAATCTCTTTAAATATTATACTTTTTCCGTCCGTTCTTACATCAACCCCACAATTACAACGCTTGCATATATCCGGGAAACTATCCAAAACACATACATTACAATCCCTTTCGGTATCTTCAACACATATTGCCGTAATATTAAAATGATTGCGACGATTGATATTAATTGTTTCGCCTATTTCCGGCGTAAATTTAGGTTTAATCATTTTTCCCGCCCTCCAATTCTTTAACGGGTTCCCATGCTTTACGTACTTTCAAAACATTGTCGGCACTCTCATTGGGAACCAACGACACAACGGGGAAACGGGAACGGTCGCCCGGTTTTTGCGTCGTGGCAAATTGTACATTCAAATCAAAGATAATGCCTTTGCAAAAGCCCCGTTCAAACAACATACCGTCGAACGTTTCCCGAATTTGCGGGATTGTGGACGCCGTACCCTTTGTTGCGAATTGCCAAACCCCGGCAACCCCACGAACCAAAGGAACAATAAAGTTTAGCGTTAATGTAACCTCCCAACCGTCGCAATCCGGTTGGCGGCTCTTTTTATTCGGGTAACGCTTCGTTATTGACTGCATTAAGTTTGGGTATTTCTCGGTTGTCAACGTTTCGTATTTCTTTCCGTCCCATACTTGGAACGTATCGCCATCGCCCGCCGCAATCAATCGCCCGTCGTCGTCCCGGTATTCGTAACGCTCGTTACATACTTTTGCCGGGTCGTCGTCCGGGAAAACAATTTGTATTGTTTGCGGCTTTTCGCCGTATGCTTGCGTAAATAATCCGGCATACTTTCCCGTTGGTATGAAGTAATCAACGCTTTGCGGATAACCGTTTGCGTTTTTCATACCGATTTTTATTTGACCGACACGGGGCAAAATCAAACGGGATTGTTGCGCCTCCGGTCGTTTTATTCTTCCTTTCATCATTCAACAACTTTTATATTTAACTCTAATTTAACGGGCGAATTTTCCCAATTTATATGCGATAATTCCGGGGGTATTTCTCCCAATAACTCAACCGCATCAATCCAAACGGGGCTATCAAAATTCCGTGTACATCTTTCGGGTTTTTCCGTATGTATAATTGCCCGTCCGTCCTTATCAACTGCATAATATACTATATTCATAACAATCAAATTTCGGGGTCGTCGTTCAACATCTTTTTCCTACTCTCGTTTTTGGGCTTTTTAGGCTCATTTGCGGGCTTTACTTTCTTTTCCGTGGTATTACCCCGCTTTGCGGTCGTTTTGCCCGTGGCGGCTTTCTTTTCTGGCTCCTTTGCCTTTTTGGGCGCACGTTTAACAATGGTTGTTTTCTTTGGCTCCTTTTCCGGTTCCGGTGCATCCGCCTTGACTTTCTCGGCGGCGTCCGTACTTTCGTCCGGGGTCGCCTCCTTTGGGGCTTTCGTTTTAATCAATTCCGCCAACGATAACGATATTACGTTTTGCGTCAAATCCGGGGCATTATCCAACAATACCATACCATTAACCGACGTAAACGTATTGTCTTTCTTTTCGTCCTCAATCGCTGCAATCTCTAACAGATACGGGATTTTCCGTATATTGGGGCTATCCGTTTGTTCTTTCAAATTATACGACGGACGTTTGCGCCAATCTTTCGGGCTGAAATTGAAAATACGGGTTACGGGGAATTGTTCAAAATTGACGTTCCACATATCCCGATACATTCCTAATTGTATTTCGCTTTCCTCGTAAAACCCTTTGCGTCCGCTCTTAAAATCGACGATTGCGTTAATACGTTCGTCCCCGCCAATCTTTGCCAACATGGTACACGGGCAATCAATCATTCCGGCATACTTGTAATATGGATGCACCAACGCAATTTCAACCGCCAACGGGCGTACATCATAATCCAATACGAATTGAGCAAACGCCAATACGTCCTTTTTCAAATCGTCGGCGTAATAAATAAAGTCGTCCGGCAATCGGTAAACCTCAATATATTCTTTTAGTTTGCCTTTCAGCCCGTCCAAATCATAAGCCCGGTTAATTAATAATTCCTCAAATGCGGCGTGCATGAATGTACCATACGCCGCCCGTTCGCCTTTGTATCGTTCCGCTTCCTCAATTCCTTTGCTTGCAATCCATTGTATCAAATGCGGGGCTTTTGGCAACGTTTGGGATAATATCGTTGTAACCGACGGGAAAAACTCCGGGTTCCCGTTCTCGTCGTATCGGTAATAGTAGCGGTGTCCCTTACTATTCAATTGCCAAACCTTGTACGGGGGTTCAATCAACGTTTTTTCATCAAAAAACATTGCCGTCATTTCCTCAACCGTCATGCCCGGCAATATCTCAAATATTCCGGTTGGTTGCTCAACCTCGACCGCTTCAAACGGGGGGATTATTTGTTGTTGTTCCTCGGTAATTTCCGGGAATTGGTCGGCGGGAACGGCTCCCAAATTTTCGACCGTCTTTTGTACCGGGTTTTCCGGTTTCTTTTTGTTCGCTCTCATTTTCTACTCTTTTTTAATTCTGAAAATCCACATAATACCATTACGGCACACATACCCGCAAACATCAATTGCCACGGGTTCCACAATGCGCCAATCAGACAAACAACGCCCAACGTTCCAAACGTCGAAATAATCGCTTTCGCTTGGAACCTATCGGAAAACATAACGTCCGCCATACGTTCAAACCATTGTAACCCGTTATTCTTCATATCCAAACAAATAATTAGGGGTGCAATTACACATTTCGCAAATGATAACAACCCATTCCGGGCGTATCTGTTTGGTCGTACCGTTACATAAGTTAGTCATATTAACTTGTTGTGCGCTTTCGGTGCGTCCCTCCCATAAACGGGCGGCAACCTCTTTTTTATAAACCTTAATCCCGGCGGTTTGCGCCCGTGCGATTGCCTCGTTTACTCTTAATTTCGTCATTTCTGCCATTTCTTTAGTCTTTTATTGTTAATAACTCGGTTCGTTACTCTCTTTGTGTCCGCAATGCGTACACGTTTTTTCCTCCCAAATTGCGGTATATTCCGGCGGGGTCAAATATCCGTCGCCTCCGGTCTGTTTATATTCCCCGTCGGTAACTTCCATTTCGCCGCCGCACTCCGGGCAATCTTCATTACCCATTAAATCCAAATCCGGGACAATGAAATATATCCGTTTCAGATACACGCCCAACGCCTCGGAAATCGCCGCATAACAATTGGCGGTTTGTTCCTCGGTTACGTCCTCGTTTATTGCATCGAAAACGGAAACGCCCCAATTGTCCGGGTCGTCCTCAATAACTTTGTTTTTGAGTAATTCCGAAACGACAATTTCGGAAACTTGTTTGGCTGTTTTCCCGCTATCGGTCGCCAATTGTTTTAATAAATCGCTCTCTTTTATTCTCATATCTTTGCCGGGTAATCCCCCGGTGGGTTTTTGTTTCTGCAAAAGTACAAATAAAATCTATATTACCAAAAATAAAACCTTTTAATATTTTATTTATTCAATGTTGGATGCTTGTAATACAGATAAAAAAGCACTAATTTTGTTGCACCGCATAACCTTACAACATCGCTCTCAGTTACTGCGTACCAACCCCCGGCGTTACTTCATTGCGTCGGGGGTTTCTCTTTTAATCATGTATTCCAAATTCACAATCCCCCCATTGGTCGAAATCCGCCCCGTCATAACTTAACGGGTAACGTTCCGGTTCCGGGCAATCCGTCCAACATTCCCGGCGTGCATTGTTTAGGGCGACCCGTTCCGGGTTATATCCGGGTTTATTCTTTTCTCTCAATTGGGCGGCGCAACTCTTACAACAACAACGTCCCCAACCCCGGCGTAAATTCCGGGTATCGGCGTTATATTCTTTGCCGCAATTATCGCAATTTCTTTTTATCATTGCCATATGTTAACCCTTTGTAAATCCCTTAAATGCCACATGGTAAACGTCGTATTGTTTCCCGGTAACATAAAACTCAATCATACGTTCCGGGTTCCCGGCGTCGTTTATCGCAATGGTTGGGTATGGTTCCCCCGGCAATTGATTATAATCGCTTTCAATGTCCCGCAATCCCTCCGGGAAATCCGAACGGTCGGCGGAAAAATACCGGGTTAAACTCTCTTTTATTCGGTTCAACATTTCGTCGCCGTGCGGCTCATAATGCGCTTTTATCTTATCTTGTTTTCTTAATGCAAATCGCATGGTTTCCAAATATTTTTTTGAAACGTCCACGACCTTTGCGCACGTTTCCGGGTTAAACATTCCTATATGCGTGTATTCCGTTGGTAATCCTAATTGCTCGGATAACCATTTGTACGCCTCGGAACGCTTCATTAATTTACGCTTATATATTTCGTCAAAATATCGGTGCGCCTCAATCTTACATCGGCGTAACTCGGCGTTTGCTAAACGCCCCTTTGCTCGGTCGGTTCCTGCATGAACGCCAACATACGCCCGGCATTTAGGGCAATAGTAAATCATTCCGTAATCAATGCCGTAAACCTCAATACTATTTTTGTACTCGGTTGGAATATGACAATACGGGCAAATCTTACCTTTCAATATTTCCCGTTGTTCCTCTGTTAATATCATTTTTGCCCTCCTTAATCACTTTGCAAAACTTATAATATTGGTCGTGTCGGCTCTCAACTTGACAAAGCAACCCAATATCGTTGCCGTCCAATAATAGGTTTAACATATCGCCGGGGTTGTGCCGGGTATAAAGCAAAAATAACCCGCCGTTTGCATTTTGGATTATCTTATATATTTCTTAACTTAATCGGTAACGTTTCGTTTTATTCATCGCTCTAAATGATTATGCCGGGGGATTGCGCCCCCGGCTTGTTATTACTGCAAATACGCAATTGCGTTTAATCTTTCCTTTTCCTTTGTTGCGCTCTCAACGTTGCGGGCAATCCATTGTTCGGCGGGGTTCTCGGCAATCCATTGTTTACGATAATCCGGCGTGAAATAAGCAACTATTTTTTTGTATGCCTTTTCCGGGTTTGCCAATATTTCCGTCGCATGGCTCAACCATTTGCCGTGGTCGCCTTTGCCGATTAAATCCAAACGACCGAAATAAAACGACCCGTCGGCGGTACACGCCACATATTCACGGGCGGACGTTCTTTTTGATACAATCGCCTTACTATCGGCGTCAATAACTTGGTACTCGTATTTCTTTCCCTTTACTTTCTTAACTAAAATGTACTTTGCCATGATTGAAAATTTATATTGTTCTGGGGAAAACGCCCCGTCGTTGTTTAATGATAATAGAAAGTGATTTTAACGCCTCGGCGCAATTTGCAAACCTCTTTGTCGCCGTAACAATTGAAAGCACGTTTTAATAAGCGATTGACTAACTTAATATCGCCGACAATCTTTATTAAACCGGACACGCCAACCAATACATTAACCTTTTTGCCGTTTACAATTCCGTTTACCTTAATTTTGAAATTGCGGTTAATCTCTTTTGTTGTGTAATCTAATCCGTTATAAATGCTTTGAGTATTCATTGTTTCGCTCTCTATTTTCCGGGAAAATGCCCGGTCGTTCTTGTTTGATGATGCAAACATACAACCTTTATTTTAATTACCAAAGGTTTTATCTTTTATTTTTGGCTTAAACTGCAAAAAGTTTTGTTTTTAGTTCCAAAAGAGTTATTTTCTTGGAATTTTCTATTTAAGCGACTTTTGCAAGCGGGACGGGTAAATTATCCACTTTGAAATAAAATGCCCGGAAACGGGCTAAAAATGGCTCAATAGAAAAAGGGGTTGCAACGCCTTGTTACAACCCCTTTGTTATGTCTATTATATATATTCCCAATTATAACCCTTATGTTTTTTCATATGCCCTTTACAACATCGAATTATCAATGTATCGTTAAACCCATCTTTTTTGGCTAAATGGATAGATTGATATGTTTTGAAGCAAATTCCGTTTTTCATCATCTTAACGGGTTTTGAATTTGGATGCAATACGCCCTCTTTACCTTGCATATTTTTTGCGTTATTTTCGCTCAATCGCTTTTTCGTAATAGGATTATTATTATTTTCCAAATATGTAACCCAACGCAAATTATCTGCATGGTTATTGGCTCGGTCGCCGTCGATATGGTCAACACATGGTTTGTTTTCCGGGTTCGGAATGAAAGCCGCCGCAACTAATCTATGTAATCGAAACGTTTTGCGCATCCCATTACATAAAGCAACGGTTTTATATCTATTCCCGGAACCGCATATTTTCAAAACCAATTGTTTCTTAATAGATTTTACATGCCCGTAATTACTCACTTTATACAACCCTATATATCCGGGTACATCTTTCCAAATTTCCATTATACAACCATTTAAGTAAGCAACCAAAAAAGGGAAACGGGGAAAAGTGGTTGCATCTTTTTTCATCCGGTAGCTACTCCGAACTATCCCCGTTTGCCGCAAATATAGTTATTTTTCTATTGTTATAACCTCAAACCCGGTAATTTTTGTATGTGGATTTTTTGAAACAATATCAAATTCACGGTTTTTTATCCGTTTTGTTTTCCATAGGAAATTAAGAAAACGTTTATATTGTACACTTTCCGTTATTAAAAGGCTATCCCGTGTTATAATTTTGCCCGAAAACGTATTATTTATAATACAACCGTCAAAATCAACCCATTTGTCGGAATACTCAATACAATGTAAAACTGTCGTAACCGTGTCGCCGGGCAAATATACAACACTATCCCGGACGGTTGCCCGCAATTCGTTGATTGTTTCCATTTGGGTTGTTGTAACCCGTTCCAACTCCCGGTTCTTTGTCTGCAACGTCTTTATCAACTCCGCATCGCTCGCCCGGTATTTTTCAAACTCTGACAATTTCAGTTCCAAAACCCCAACTTTGGCGGCGTTCAAACTATCTTTCGTTTGGTACCGGGAAACTTCCTGCAATAACGTTTCCGTGTTGGTTCTGTATTTGTCCCTTTCCCCGGTCAACGTATTAATCCGGGAACGTTGCACCCATATAGTGACAACGGCGGAAACCGCCAAAGCAATTGCCGCTATTATTAAATATTTTTTCATAAGATACGTTTTATCGCTTCATAATGAATTTTTGCAATACGTTCACGCCCGGCGTCTGACAACATAAAACGGCAATCTTTTTCGGTATCCATGAAAAAGTTTTCAGATAATACCGCCGGGCAAACCGTATGTTTCAGAATGTAAAATTGGTTTTCTTTGTCCGGGTCGCCGTCGGTATGGTCAAAGCGCATTTTCCAACCATCCGGGGCAAACTCTTTTTCCGCCTCATTACAAAGTACGGTTGCGATTGCATCCGCTTTCGTTTGTCCTACGCTGGTATAACATTCCCACCCGGTGCCGCCTCCGGCGTTCCCGTGAACGCTAAACAAAACGGCGTTGTTGCCGCAATCCGCATGGATAACGTTTGCACGGCGGCAACGCTCCGGTAATGATACGTCGGTTTCCTCCGGTACCAAAATTTCAAACTTTACGCCATCGGCTTTTAACATCGCCGCAATACGGCGTACAATGTCACGGTTAAACTCCCATTCAAACAATTGGGAACCGTCGCCCCAAACCGGGGAACGTTTCCCGGCGGTTTCTTCGCCGTGTCCGTTGTCTAAAATAACAATAGGTTTCATTTTCTTACCTCCTTTTCTTTATCGTTAATAATATCGCTATCGTGTTCCCGTTGGTATCTCTCAATTATCGGTTGCCAATATCCCGGCAATACCCGTGTAAATTCCAACCGGATAATGTGGTAAATAATACGCAACGCAACCTTTGTGGGATATGCTTTAATAAGGTTGCGGAATGCGTTTTGCAAATACACATACATAAAAACATAAGTAAGCGATTTAATTACTACTTTGGCGGCTTCATTATCGCCACATTGCAGCATTACCGAATAAATAACGTGTATAATGGTAACATACAAAAGCAATTCCGCCAACGCATTCTTAAACTTACTAAATCGAAAGTTTTTGCAATGCCTTACACTTACACCGTCCGCCCGCATACCAGCCCAAATATTGAAAGCAAACATAATGACTAATGCGTACATAAAACCCGCCGTTGGGGTTAAATAGGCTAAAATAGGACTTAACGACGTGGCGAATATCATACGCCATTGTTCCCATGTAAAAAGTTTATCCATATCTTTAATGATTAAAGGGCGGACGGTTTCCCGTCCTCCCTTTGGTTAATGGTTATTGGCAAAAATTCGCAACGAAATTGCGGTAACAAACATCGCCAATTGATAAATACCCGTTGTTGTCGGGGTGTACGCCGTTCGTATCGACCCATTCAGTAACCACGGTATTTCGGGTATTAACGGCACGTTCGGTGTGCGGCATATTATATTCGGTGTCGAACTCGGCAGATACGTTCACAAACTCCACAAAACCGGAATATTCCGGGCGGTTCGCAAATTCTTGGTATGCGTCGTTTTGGTTCAATGCCGTAACAACCATACCGTAACCGTCGGCGTAAGACGTTCCGGTTGCGCCATAATTCGCACCCATACCGCCCCGGACGCTCGGAACCTGAACCCCCATAATTTTTAATTTGGCGTTTGGGAACTCGGCGTGTAACGTGTCGGCAAATATTTTTATTTGGTTCAACACGCTTGTAAAATCAGTACGACCGGGCGTTTGTTCGTTCCACGATAACAGCGTATAAACAACGTCTATTTTACCCCCGGCAACGGCGTTGGCGTAAGGTATGAACGACATTTTGTTGTTATCCCAATCCCAAAGCGGGTTTTGCGTATCCCGCGCAACACTTGTATAAGTAATCGTTGCGTCCCCGGTTCCGCTTGACTTGGTTAGCGTACCACTTGCGGACGGTGCGGGCGTCAACGCTGTAACAGAACAAAGGATATTACCCGTACCGCCTGTAACATTGACCTCCATAACGGTAAACGTATTCCCGTTGTTGGTATATACCGCCCCAACTGATAACGACGTTACGCCCGTTACTTGGAACCTGTATGCGGGTCGCCCTTGCTGTGTATAACTTTCCCACGTCCAACCGCCAACGCCGAAATATCCCGTTGTCCCGTTCTGTTTGGAACCGACAAAGGCAATATTGGTTAACGCTTTCCCCGCCGGGGTTCCTCCGGTTCCGGTCAATCGCCTGTTAGCCTCGGCGCACCATGTACCCGCCGCCGTAAGGCTATCCCCGAAACAAGCGACGTTAAGATTTGCCGCCGGGGATTGCACGACGTTACGTGTAACCAATTGGCACGTTTTCGACGCCAAAACGTTACGGTCGTCGTCCTTAACGGTAACGGTAAATGTCGTTGTTCCCACGTCCGCCACGGTCGGCGTATATTGGAAATAACGGGGGTATTTGTTGCCCTTTGAACACGTAACCAATATATCGTATTTGTAAGGGTCAACCGCTTGTATCATTCCACGGAAAAACAATTGCAAGGTATCCCCGACAATGGCGTTTATCGTATCTGGCAAACTGATATTTACCGGGTCGGGCGGCGTTACCCCGATACGGCTTGCAATATCCGCTATTTGGTCGTCGTTCAATACGTAATTATCTTTTATAATCCCGACACGGAAATAAAACGGGGCTCCGCCCACTGATACGGCGTACGTTTCCGTCATATTTCCATTTGTGGAGTATCTGTCAAATTGGTATCCATTATCCGGTAAATATGGATACGTTCCGTTGTACCCTCGGCGGACTACATATTGGTTGCACCAATACATTAAAAACAAAACCTTACCGTCAGCGTTGGCGATTGTTTGACCGAACAGAACGGCGATATACTTTGTTTCGCCGGGCGCAACGCTTACGTCAACTGTGACGTCGGCTAACTTTGTGCCGTCATAGTCCGTATCGAATATTGCGACCCTCAATTGCGTAATCGGGTCGGCTCCTCGGTTAATTACACATACCTCGGCGGCGTCAAAGTTTTTGCGTACCCCGATATGACAACCCCAACCGCTAAACGTGGACGACACATTTTTATTGGTAAAATCGTCCGTTTCCCATTCTTGCGCATTGTCTAATTGTTGCGAATTATCAAAAACGCTATTCCAACCGACGTTTATATTTGCGATTTGTGCTTGCATTGTGGGGATTGTTTGGGTAATATCCAAACCGGGGAATTGCGACCAAATACCGCCCGCAAAGATTTTAGGGGTTAACGCCCAACCGTCGAACCCGTATAAATTACTAATATCCGCCGGGGTTTCCTGTTGGATTGCGTCCCAATCAACAATAAGCCACGAACCCTCCGCAACTCCGGTTGCTACTTTCATCAACCAATATTTCGACCCTGCAATTTGCGCTCCGGTAAATGTTGCGAGTCCTTCCAATTCTGCCGTACCCGCAAGAAAATCGGGGTTAGCATTATAACGATACAATCCAATTGTATGCACCGTTGGTCTTATTATGGAAAGCGAATACCATTTTGCCGGGTCGTATTCCATGTTGATATAACCGTTAATCAAAAAACGGTTCAAACCCAAAGCGACCAACGTCGCCGACAACGGTATTTCCTGCCAAAGCGGGAATAAATCTAACCGGGACGTTTCCGCCAACGTGCGATAAAAACGACGGGTTCCGCTATAATTGGAAATATCCAAAGCTTCGCCCGGCATCAACAATGGGGCGTCTGTGCTTACGTTCAAAATGATATACGCCGCATTTTCCGGGGCTGTTACCACTCTAACCGTACCGCCCAACGCTAATTCCGAACCCAACATATTATAATTTGCATCGAACCAAATTATTTGTTGTGCATTTATCCGGTACGTTGACCCGGCAACAACGGGGTAATACGGCGACATCCAATAAGACGGATTTTTTGCTAAACTGTAATTCGTCCAATTGAAATAATACCCCTTTTTGAAATCATTAATTGACGCTACATTGTACCCGGTGCGGTCAATATCCCCTTTCGCCAAATACTTGTTACCGTAATAATCGACGGGGAATTGCGACACGGTTGTTAATACCCACGCCCCCGCCGAATTATTGGATATGATATTGAACCCGGCGGGAACCGTCAACCCAAAATTTGCATACTCTCCGGGCGTCCCCGCTATATAAAAAACGTTTTGGTCGGGCGTTCCGGGATTTGTATCCGGTGTTGCAATACCTGCAAATGTTGCGTTACTTCCAACCGTTGAAATAATAGACAATAAAGCATTTTGCAATATTGCCCCGGTAATCTCTTGGTTCCCGTTCGTCTTGATAACGGACGCAACGGCGGCTTTCAATTCTTCGTAATTTCCCATACTGATAAAAATTTAAACTACATCATTGTTATTAAAGTCATTATTAAAGTCTTTGTTGTAATCGCCCCCGGTCGTTGGAATAACGCCCCGTCCGATTTTCTTAACCACGGTTGCGCATTCAAACTCACATTCAACCGACGCTAAATTACCTTGCGTTTGCCATTTAGGGGTAATCAAAAACGTATCGCAATCGTATCTCCTGCCTTGACTATATACCGTTACAAAATCACTCATACGGATTAACCGCATTACGTCGCAAAGGTATTCGGGGGCTAAAAAGATAAACCGAAACGTTTTTTCCGATATTTGTTTTTCCGGGAAAAAATACCCGTCCCGCTCTTCGCCCTCTTCCTCAAACTTGTATTCCGGCTTTCCCAACTCCGAACATACGTAAACCCGGTTTTTAAATTGCACGCCCTCGTAAACGATTTGTCCACCGTCAACCTCCATATTGGCGGCGTCGCTCCATTCAACGCATAAATAACCGTCCATTCCGCCGGAAATCCACGTAAATACATCAGAATAATACCATTGTACGCCGTCGTTAATTCCAATCATATAACGCCCCTCCGGGAAATCTAAAGCCATCGGCAATAAACCGGGGTAAACAATAACATCATAACCGTAATTTGCAAACCGGACAATCTGCAATCCGGTTTCCAACATCGGCGTTGTTATGTCCGCCAATATCCGGGTAAATTTATAATCATACAACCGAACCGATACAATGTTATTTGAACGGGTCGGGCGTATGATTTGAAACGGCAATAGTTTATTGATAGGCGTAAACAACGGGTAAACGTCGCCATACGCATACGATTTTTTATAATCTTGGTATTGTACGCCCTCGTAAAACGGCAATACGGACAAATTATTATTCGGTGTCATACTTCAAAGTTGTTTTAATTGAACGACTGCACAAATTTACGCTTAATTTATCAACTTGACCGTTACCGATATACGTTTTTATTAGTTGCATCGGGTTTGGGTCGTCATTCGCCGGAAAACTAAACGTTTGTTTCTTCTTTCTCTCAATACCGTATGCGTAAACCTCGGAACCGTTTATTGATACACGACGGGCGGGTAAATCATACATCCAATAAGGCATTTGCAGATTAATAAACGCCAAATATCCGTTTTGCAAAAAGTATTCAACCCCGTTGACGGTTTGACGTGTAAACGGTAATATCCATTGCGACCCGGACGTTGGCGGAACGGCGGCAAACAAGGCGAACCCGTCGGAACTTATGTTGCCGGGATTTAATAGCATCAAATCAATATCTGACGTGAAATTAGATACGTTTACGTCCTCAACCTTTCCGGGCGTTACATACTTGCTAATTACCTGTATCGGCAAACCCTCAAATGCCGCCGTAACGTCGTCCATCCACTTAAATTGGTAACGTTCCGGCAAATCAACCTTATCAAACGAATATTCCGACGTATTGAACGCCCACGGTTTCCCGTTGCGCAAATTCAATTCCTTTGTTAAATCGTGGCTTAACACAACCCCGCCGGAATAGGAACCGCCATTGCGGAAATATTGGATATGTTCAATTTTAAATTTGCCGTCCTCAATAAACCAATAGCATTTGAAACAATCCCGTAACATATTGGTAAATTGTTGTAAGGTCGTCGGGGCTTTTTGTGCGGGTTGCTGATATTCGCCGTTTATAATGTTTGTTTTCTGCGATACAAGCAAACGGAAATTCAACCCGGATATTGGATTATATGAACCGTATAAAAATTGGCTGTATTCCGCCGTGGCTGCGTGCGTAATTCCGGGCGCAATCTGATTAAGCAAAACAGATATACACGACGCAACCGGGAACGCATCCCGCAAAGTATATTCTTTCCTTGCTTTTTCCTCTAATAACCAATCCATCAAATAAAACCCAAACCACAACGACGCATAACGCCACGTTGACCGGGCGATTGGATAAAACGTTTGTCCGTATATGGAATAAGGGGGCGCAAAATACTTTCCGTTGTCCGCTAATCCCCACTCGGTCGGGGTATCTGAAAAGTTGTTTGAAATAAACGCCACGTCGATTGCGTAACCAATCGCACGCCTATAATTACGGTTATTATCAACTATATCATCGGCGGGCAATGGATATGTATTAAGGTCGTCGATTTTCTCCACGTCGCACAAATACCGGGCGTATATATTATAACTTTTCATATCGGCGTGCATTGTTCCGGTTGCCCCGGAACCCTCGACGGCGGTTAAATCAAACTCCAACGTATCAAACGGGGACGTTGTAAGTTTTTGGTAACGGAACATTGCCACATCGTCCGATTGTCGGCGTATCTCAACCAATACACCCCCAAACGGCACGCCGTCAATTCGTTGTTGTGAAATATAGATATAATAATTAACATTCAATTCCGGGTATAATTTCCCCTCGAATGCGTCCGCACTTGCACCCGTTGCCATTCGTCCGGTATAAAGCCCGGATATTACCGCCGGGGAACCGTTGGACGTAATTTGTATTTCTTTCAATATATTGCACAAAGCAAAATGATAGGTTTGTACCAATGCGTTTTGGTCGGTCGTGGCGTTTGCGTCTTGCTCCCAATTCGTACCGCCCAAAAAACAAGAAACGACACTATCGCCCGGAACGTATATTTGAATTAATGGACGCTTGTTTATCGTTATCCGTTGTATTGTCGGGGCTAACGTTATTAAATTGTATTCCTTTTCCAACCCCGCCAACACGTCGTTATAATCGTCGATTGCGTCCGGTTGTACAACAACCTTTTTATCGTAATCGGTAAACGTGCAATCGGTTTTCATAAACTTGCCTTGAAAGTATTGATACCACGTGCGCCCGCCGTCATCGCTCTTTTCAATGCAATACAAAAATTCATTGTCGAACGATTGGTTATTAATATAGTCGTAATCGTCCCAGACAAAGGTTATTTTGCCGGATAACTTGGCACGATAAAACCGTTGGTTGGTTTCTAATTCATACTCCTTTGCCAAATCGTCCTTATAAATCGGATGCACGGTTTGACCTTGTAAGACGTTCGGGGCGTCCAACGTTCCCAATCTCAACCATGCCGTCCCGTTGGCGTATTGTAATTTATGCACATTAAACCGGATATATGCGGCATTGCTTGGTATGTCAAATTCCGTATTTGTGGCGGTCGGGTCGCTTCCCCAACCGCCGATAATCTTTTTATTGCTATCGTAAAATGCGCCCCCGGCTTGCGGGGTGTAATTCTGAAACAATTTGCGGGGGTACACATTCCCAACCGGGACAAAAGTACGGGTATAATAGAAATTTGTATTATTCCCGTTTATGTTCCCGGTTGTGTTACTTATCGCCCCGTTCGCTAAAAACGCATTTACAAATGAATGTCTATAAATCGGGTTCATATCAATTTTTAATTTTACGTGTCAAATTCTTGTAAACCTCAATAACATTGCCGTTGCCATCGACGTAACGACGGCGGCGGTTTTGTTCCTTTATCTCCCTTACATCGTCTTTCAAATCCCGCAAATCCGGTGCGTTGTTTTGTTGAACCGTTACATTAACGCCGTCGGTATTGTAGGCATTAAGGTACTTTTGCGGGAATGTCCCCCGGTTCAAACTATTTATTACGTCCGGGATTAAACGACGGAAACGGCGGGAATTACGTTTATTGATAACGGCAAAAAATTCTCCGCCCTCGGCACGCCTCCGGGTTCCATCCGGTTTGGTTCCTAAATCCACGTCGTCCCCGGATTGGTGGGAACCGCCCGCCAACAATTCAACCGTACCATCGCCGTAACTTTCCGAACCCCCGGCGTTGGCTGATTTGGATAATTGGGCGGCTTTGATTTTGGCGGCGGCAAAGGAACCCCACATTATAGCAATTGCCGGGATTGCAAACGGGAACCCCAATTGCGACCAAATCAAAGCGGACGCCGTTACAAGGTTTCCAATTTGTTGTATCGTTTGTATTGCCGCCTGTGCTTTCTGTGCCTTTTGTTGCTCCTTTAGGGCTTTTTCTTGGTTCTTTTTCGCAACGTCCAATTCCTTTTGAGCCATTGCAACGTTATTGGCGTAACCGTTCGCCCGTGCCTCTAATTCCGCATCTAATCGGCGTTGGCTTGCGTCAACCTCTTTGTCGGCGGCGGAAACGGCGGCGTCGGCGGCTTGTACCTTTGCATCCAAAAAACTATTTAATTGCTCAATGGCAAAAGAAACGGACGTACTTATTGCCTCCTTTTGGTCGTCGTCCAAATTCAGCCCAAACAACCCGTAAATGTCGTTTCCCCGTTCGTCGCCTTTGCTTTTCTCAATTTCTTGGTCGATTTTCGCAATGGTATTTTCGATTGTCTTAACCTCGGCATCCGTCATTTTAACCCCGGCGGCTTTGTTCAACTCTAAAATCTTTTGCAACCGTGCCTTTTCTTGTGCTAACCGGAACCGGGTTTTGCGTTCCTCGGAATTGCGGATTAAATCAAACTCGGACGCCTCCAACGCTTGTGTTTGGTCGAATAGCATTAACGCCCGTTGTTGGTTTAACTCGGTCGTTTGCTTCAATACCTCGGCATCGTATTTGGCATTAATATCCGCCTCCGATTGGCGCACGTCCTCGGCTAATTGCCTATTTTGTGCTAATTCGATTGCCCGTTGTTGCTGTAACAACTGAATACGCAAATTTATTTCCTCCTGTGAACCCTCACGGGCGGCGTCTAATTGTAATTGCGTCCGGTCGGCGGCGGCTTGCATTTGGTCTATTGTAATTTGGTCGTTCAATTCGCCCAAACTCTTTGCGTATTGTTGTTGCAAAAGTAGTTGTTGGTTAAGCAATTCGGCAACCTGCGTTTCAGTTAATCCCCGCTCGGTTTCTAACCGGGTGTTAATGTCCTGTATCTGCCTTTCATACTCAACCCGCAATTGTTCTCGTTGCTTTTCCGCCCCCTCTGCCATTAATGCTAATCGGGCGTCCTCTGTAAGACGTTGCGCCGCTAATTCCGCCGCCCGTTGGTTATTGGCAATATCTACCATATCAACCGCCAATTGTTCCCGTAATAAAACAATTTGTTCGTTTAATGCTTTGCGTGCCTTAACCGTTAAATTGGTTTCGGTTCTCAACTGCAATTGTATGTCGGCAATCGCACGGGCGTTGGCGGCTTGACGTTGCGCCCGTTGTTGGTCGAATGAATTTTTAATTAAAGCAATCCGGGCGTCCTCGGCTTTCCGCAATATATCGGTTTCGGTTTTGGCATTGTTCCGGTTTTCTTGTTGACGTTGCGCCGCTTGTATCTTTCTTTCGGCATCCAAATCCGCCCCCTCGGTTTTCAGATTAACGGCAATGTCAACCGCCCGCCCGTAATTTTCTATTTGACCCTGTATTGCGTCTATTGCATCGTCAACCTTTACTTTGTCTAATTTCCCGTCTAAATCAACGTCAACTAATACTTTTTTATCTCCACGTGCTTTGGCTTGATTTACCAAAAACAACATTTCGTTCAACTCCTTTAATTTTTTCCGGTTTTCCTCTAAACTTTCCAATTCTTGACCGTAAAAACCAACACTTTTATTGTGCGCACGTGTGCGCTCGGCTAATATTTCGTCCTCAATCTTTCGGGTTTCAGACAATGAAGCGTTGCGGGCTTTGGCAATGTTTAATTCCCGGTTTAATTGGGCGACACGTTCGTTGCTAACCCGGTTCATTTCGGTTGCCTCGGTTTCCAAATAATCCAACCAAACCTTTTGCGCCTCGTTAAGTTTTTGTTGGTTCTTTGCTGATTTATCAGTATTAGAGGCAAACAGAACTAAAGCCCCCACAACCGTAATTAATGCCAACGCCAAAAGAACATACGGGTTTGCGGCGGCAATCAGATTGAAAGCCTTTTGCGCTATTGTAGCCGCCAATGTTGCCTTTGTCCCTTGCATGGTAACAAGGCGGTTATATACTTGCGCCTTACTCAATGCTGCCATTTGGATTTTAGAAATACCCAACATTAAAGCCGATTGTTTTTGTACGGCGTTTTGTATCGCTTGCACCCCGGTTGTAATGGCTATTGCTGCCTGTAATTTCTTTTGCGCTTGTTGTACGTCCTCACTTTCCGCCCCGAACAATTCCATTGCCCCGGTATATGCAGCAAATCCGCCGGATGCACCGGACGCAAAGGATAAAACGGTATCTAATTGCGACGTATCGGACGCCATGTTTTTAACTTCCTGCGTTGCGTCCGCCAATGCGTCCTTTAAATCCCCGGCTTTCTTGGATAACTCGGCGTATTCCTGTGAACCTTGTTTGCCCTCTAAACGCATAACCGCCAATTGTTCCGTTAATTGGCGTATTTGGGACGTTAATTTGACGGTTGCACCCTCGTAATTACCAACGTTTAACGACGTTTTCCCGGTTGCTTCCTGTAACCGCTTCATTTCCTCGTAAATCGCTTTTGTTTCGGCAACTAATTTGCGCCCTTCCTCGGTTGCTTCCCGTTCCTCAACCGTCATATTATTGAGGTATATTTTATTGATTGAGTATTGAGCGGACAAACGATTATATGAACCCTCGGCGG